CTTAACAAAAATTTTAGCTGTTTCTAAATTTTCAGTAATTCTAAAAATAGAGCTACCGCTTGCTGTGGATAGAACAATGTAGGCATTATTTGTTAAGTTTGTGATTTGTGTGCTTAATTCCGCAAGTAATTGAGCATTTGTTTTTGTACCATCAGCTGTCACTTCTGCTACTTTTGTAAGACCACCTTTCTGAGCTACTTCATCAATAGCACCCTGAACATTAGTAGCTGTCAGTCCACTAGTAGTGTTATCGTACACAATATCATCAGCATCATAAGTTGCTGGAATTGTAGGAATATCAGCTTTAACTTCATCAATAGCCGCCTGAACATTAGTAGCTGTCAATCCACTAGCCTGATTGTCATACGCAACATTGTCAGCTTCAACACCACCCTGGCCAGCAAGTGTAGCAATCGCACCAGTTACAGTATGGTCACCGATTGTAATCTGAGTATGACCAATCTTTGCGTCCAGCTGTACAATGTCCTGAGCGTTCTTAGAAATGTTTGCAGTGTTAGTAGCAATCTGAGTGTGGTCAGTAGTACTAGCGTTCTGTAATGCTAAGATATTATCTTCAGCTGTATCCATTCTAGTATCAAGTGCATCAGCTTTACCATTAGCTGTGTCTGCACTAGCCTGAGCCTGACCAGCTTCAACAGCTCTAGCTTTGATAGCTAAGTCAATCTTACCCATGTCAGCGTTGTAGTCACCTAACCAAGATGGTTTATCAGTACCTACAAACTGTGACAATTCATAATTTGTTGTTTTGTTTGTGCTTCCCATAATTTTTCCTTTCTGGCTATTATGCCATTAACAAGTTTCTAGCGTTCCAGTCATAGTCATAAGCTGTGACTTCTTTATTATCATACTCTAAGGCTTCAAGTTCCAAACCGTCATACTCAGTAGCTGTTAGTGTGTTACCGCCTAACTCCTTATGCAATTCGCATAAGCTCATCACTACTGTCTTTAATGGTGAGTACAAACCAGTAAACGGTGAGTACATCCATAAAGCTGCGTCAGGAATCTCAATGAAGTTCTTAGCGTACAAGTCGTACTCTTGCGCTGTAAGTCCTAGCGCATCATACTCGTCTGCTGTCAAACCTAATCCGTCATACTCATTAGCTGTTAAACCTAACAGTCTTGAACCAGCATCATACACTTCATTTAGTGCTTGCTGTACTGGTACTAATTGTCCAGTCACTGGGGAAACAACTAGTAACTTAGAGTAATCAGGTAGATTCTGCAAAAATTCGTCTAGCGTCACGCCAACCCATAACTTTAGCAAATTGATTTGTGCTTCAAGCGTTCTATCAAGATTAGCAATAGCTTCAGTAAGTTCACGCTCCATTGCTGTAATACGTGTGTTCAGCTCAGTAGTAAGCGTGGCTAACTCTTCTCGAATCTCTCTCTGCATCTGATTGAGTGAAGCCTGAGTTTCTGCTTTCAGTCTAGCAATCTGCTCGTTAGTGTCAGCTACTAGCTGGTCGATTCTTCTATTAAGTTCTGTGCTTAACTCTAAGAATCTTCTTTCAATCTCAGCAATCTTTACATTTACTTCCTCAATCTTTTGGTCAACCCTAGCTGTCAATGCTTCTTCCAGTTCATCAAACTGGGTATTGATTTCAGCTTTGAATTCAACAAATTCATTTCTAAGGCTAACCATGTCAGTCTCAACAGCTGTGATTCTTATCTCGTGATTCTGTGTTACATCAATGATGTTATTGATAGTCTCAATACATTCATCAGTCTTGTGCTCAAGCTTGTGCAACACTTCAAGATAAGATAAGCTGTCATCATAAGCTAAAGGAATGATTGGTGTTGTTCTAAGATACACCCTCTGAATTTTATTCATAGTCAATCCTTTCTACCATACTTGCATAAACAAGTCGTTCAAGTCACGGATTATTAACATGTCGATATTCAAGAACGTATCCCTGAATTCTTTTAGTAACTTAGCGTAACTTGCCGTGCCTTGCTTGCCATAAACATGTTCATAGAATTCATCTGCACTAGATAGTTCTGTAGAAGTAGAGCTTGTTGTTGAATTAGTATTGGTTGCGTTATTTGTTCCTGTAACTTTAGTTGCGGTAGTAAGGTAATTCTCGTCGCGCACACCATTCAGCCCACCTTGTGGCGTATCACTAAAGAGATTGTAGTTTGTCCCACTATTGTCAACCCTACCGTTAGCACTCCCACTTGTGCTACCGCTTGTATTTGCAGAGTTTTCACCTTTATGCTCACGTGTTAAGTCAACATCATGAAATGGGTTAAACTCGAGCAAAGCTGATTTATAAAGCTGGTTGTAGTATGGCATTATTTCATTCATGCGGTTATTCAACCAAAGCTTCCATAGTCCTACAGACTCGGCACAAATCTCACGAGTGTAATAATGTCGTAGGATTTTACGTTCAAGAATCTGTCTGTAGTCTTCATTGAAGATAGGATAATCTTCAAAGATTTTTGGTCTAGCTCCATCAATGACTTCATTAACTTTACTAGCTCCAGTTGATTCATCTAAGTTGCACATTGATTCACATACGAATCTTACTTGCTCTGTATACTTACTCATGTTTCACCTCTTTCTTTGGGTCTAACATTTGTGTTAGTATTAACGTCAGCTACTATCAGTCTAGGATTACCGTCTTCTGTTTCACCAGTAAGCATTAACTCGTCATCAGCTTCACGATAATCTGCTCTGTATTCTACCCAAATATCAAGTCCAAACATTTCATTGATTTGTTCACACGCTTGTCTACGAGCTTCAAGCCTAGAATACCTAGAAGCAATCGTACCACCCATGTTTCTGATTACTTCATCAGTAACCATTCTTTCCTTCTTAGTGGTATTCACATTAGAAATACCTAGGTAAGTCAGAGCTTCATTCCAGTATTTAGTCTTTAGTTCGTAAATCTTATCAGCAACATATGGTGCATCAGTTTTAAGTACTGATAGGCTACCTTGGTCAAACCCTTTGTCAGCGGCTATGACTGGCTGGTTGCCATCCCATTCCTTATAAACATTCTCCATTGTCAGACGCTGTGTTTCGCCACACTTAATAAGTACTGGAGTTTTCTGTGCTTTGGCATTGATTTCAACAATACGGTCTAAATCCCACAGACGTTCACTATAAAGTCGAACTGTGTCTGCACTATTAGTCCTAATCATATTATTATATATGATTACACTATTCTTAATAGTCAAATTGTTTTGATATCCATTTACAGCGTAAGCTCTACGTCCTACTGGAATACGATATACATTGAACGGACCATTTGTTGCTACTTGTAAAGCAAGATAATCTTTTAGGCCATCGTCATAAAAGAATACAGCCTGACCTTCAGCGAATAGTACACGCTCTAGGAATACTGGGTCAATCCCTTTAGGAAGATTCTTCCATTCAAACATAGAGATTGATAATTCCAGTAATCTTTTGAAGTAGAAAATGTCAGACTCTCTGTTCTTCCTAGCACTATCCCAAAATAATGAGTTACGCTTTTTAGTTCTTAATCCCATAGTCTTCACCTCAATGATTGTTTAGTGAGTAGTTTCCTACTTCATTAGCATGTTTCCAAAATGTGATACCGTTGTTGAAAATGGCTTTGATGTTAGCTAAGTCAGTAGATGGAATGTTACCAGTGATGTTAGCCATGCTAGTCTTAACGTAGTTCCAATGTGGCCTGCTGTGAGTATTTGGTATCTTTAACTCGTTTGTTTTATAACCATACATTTCAAAGAAGTCATCAATACGTTTTGCATCAACTTCTCTCATACACATAACAGTAAATGTAGCACCTTGCTTATTGATTTGATTCTGCAAATATCCATTACCACTATGGTATTTTGGTGGAATCAGCATAGCTTTTTCACGAGCTGAAACTTTTTCTAACACTTTTGCACCAGTATTAGCTAAAGAATGTGCCGCGCCAATACCAGCTCCTATAGCCATACCAGCTCCGGCATTTTTTACTGAACTAATATTTGGTTTAACTACAGTATCAATAGCACCATTAAATGTGCCACCAGTTGGGACAGCTGTTGGTATACCTTCACTAACAGTTGTTGGTGCAAATTTACCACCGCCAAATGCTCCAGCCATAGTTGAATCAACTAGATTAAGACCAGCTCTAATCATATCACTAGGTGACATAATTTCAGAACCACTAACTCTTCTACCATTTAGCCACGTTGAATTCTGTGCAAGCCAAACCCTATAGCTATCTGTCGTAAAAGCAACTTGTGGTATGCTTCCAGCAATAATCATATTTTCATAGCCATATTGTAACATAAACTCAGGGTCAGCGTCAATCTTGTCTGTATTATAATTAAGTGGATAAGCATAAATATCAGGGGTTGGTGATATAACAAGCCCTTGCTTGAATGAAGCTCCTTCAGGGTTTTGCCAATATTCAAATCTAAATGGAATATCATCACCATCTTGTGTATGAACGTTTATAAACCTATAAGGATATTGCAAGCACTTCTTATTTTTAACAGTATACTCAGGATAAATATGACTAGTTCCTAATTGAAACATAAACTCAGGATAACCACCTTGCTCATAAGCTTCAATATAGCCAGTAGGACACATGAAAATATTTACTATAGAATCTAATTTATCATGGTCAGCTAAATCATTTATATAATCCATAACTAAACCTTGCGCATCTTGCTCGTTTGTAAATAGCAAAAAGTCACAAGCACTGTATAATGATATTAAACCATTATTTTTAGTTAGTCTTCTAGCGTGATACGTTTCTGTTGGCACAACACTATTGTCTGTAGATACTATTACTAAGTAATAAGAATATCTCACACTTTTTGTACCACCAACTCTAGCAGACTTAAATGGTGTTGTTGAATAAATACACTCAAGCTGTCCAATGTCTAAATTTTCTTCTGTCAAACTTGCGCCAATGGCATCAACAGCAATGTGCTCTCTATCAACCCAACAGTCGTGAATAGTTAAATCAAACCACCACGTCTGTAACCAGTCAATCTGATAAGACACAATAGCTGTAACATCATTTACATACTCTACATCTAGTACAAACGCATAGAACCATTTATTTCCATAAGATGTGTTCTGAAACATCAGATAGTTACAATCATATAGCACCTCAGGTCTTTGGTTTACTTTAATGTATCCAATACCTTTACGCTGATATGTCTGTGGTGTAAATTCATATTTCTTTTGTCCTAAGAAATAATTAGTCTGTGCGTTAATATTACTAAAATATATAGTGTGTTCGTATGTTTCATCAAGAGGTACACCAGTCAATAGCAACACTCTTGTATTTGGTTGTATATAAGCCATGTTTCACCTCTTTCATTTAAGAGGGGCTAGGGCTACTAACCCCTCTTTGGAAACTTACTGTCTCTTTGTGAGTGTAATGGTAGCACCTAATGCAAGCTCAGCTGTAACAGCGTCTGCCGCAGAATCGTAAATATCAGCACCCATTGTAGCTTCAACAGTATAAGTATCTGTAGCTTTTGGAAGAATTACAGCACCATACTTATGTACGGCTACACCTTCTTTAACAGCATCTTCTGTCTGAACTAACCACATGTTCTCAGGTAATGTGAATGTAACAATAGTGGCATCATCAGCTTTAACCACAGACTGAACAGTAGCTGTAACAGTAGCTGGATTTTTAGGAACACCATTGTTATCCATGAATACTACAATGTTAGAGAACGGAGAACTGGAAACTGTTTTCCAAATGTTGTAGTTATAATTCCAGTATAAACCTGAGCTAACATATACTTCTGTAAACATAGCCAAGTTATCATAAACCTGAAACCATTCTTTATCAGCAAGTACAGCTTTAACGTCAGCCATCATAGCTAACTCCTCTGCTGTTACTTCTTCAAGATATTCTGTGTTCTCTCTGATAATACTGAAACGTTCATTATCAAATGTAGTCCAGTCATCAACAAGTTTAAGTTTACCATCAAAGGTAGCCTTGTCCATGTTGAAAGCCTTAGCCAAAACATCAACATCGTACTCAGCATTAAAAGCAGAATCCATGAAAATGTACTGGTCTTCTTTTGGTGTAGCTGTATGAACACCACTTACGTTGTATTCAGTCTTAATGAACTGTAGTAAGTTAGAAGTACCACGGAACTTCTTAGCGCAATCAGATGGATTAGAAGCGTCAACACCAATTGGTTTAGCTTTACCATGTGCAACAGCTTTAATGATAAGATACTTAAAGAGTAAGAACTCATCGTATTCAGCCGCCTGATATACCTGGTCAACGATTTTAGCGATAAGGTCTGTAACGCCGTCAGCAGATAAGAAAGCAAATTTCAAATCTTTATCGTCAATTGTTACTGGATACTGAACTTTCCAGTTCATGCAATGGAAAGCGGAACGAACGTCTGGCAATGTACGTTTGAATTCTCTAGCTTCAGCTTTTTCTTTGTTGAATTCACGTGCCTTAGCCATAGCTACAAATACTTCTTCAACTGTTTCACCAAATTCCAAATAACCTTTTTTCAGTTCTTTAAGGTCATTGTTGAAGGTAGCAGACTTTACACGTACAGCGGCAATTCTGTTTACCAAAGCACTAATAAACTGATTGGATAGTGCTGGATTACCATACAGAACCTCACCTACCGCTGGGATGTCTGTTTCTTTTGTAATTTCAGGAACTAAATCCTGATACTCTAAAGACGCATTAGCTCTAATTGCATTGATAATGTCAATAGAACGAGCGTTTAACTGTGTTAATGCAATTCTTCTTGGCATAATATAACTCCTTTCTTAGCCCTCTGTGAATAATGAATCATACGTGAGCTTCTTCATTTCAGATTCTTCTGTCTCACCATGAAGGTCAATGTCAACAGCACCTTGTGTTTCTGAAAAGCGTCTAGTATAACGGTCTTTCCATTCAGCTTCAAGCGTATCAAGTTTAGCTTTAGACTCAACCTCAATGTCCTTAATCTTTGTTTCTAAATCTGTAACAGAATCAGCTACGTTTTCTAACAGCGCTACACCTTCTTCGGATGGTGTCTCACCAATTACTTTCCGTACAGATTCAATAAGTTCATCTCTACCTAATACCATAAGTTTCTCCTTTCTTGGTATAGCAACTGTGGATTTTTTGCTACTAGTAACTTATTGCGTAACTTAAATTTGATTCTTATTGTAACATCATTCGCTGGCATATAGAATGAATATCCGTCATAAGTCTCACTCAATGACACGTCTGCACTCTCTATCACTAAAATTTTTTGCTTTGCAAAGGGTGAGAAGCTTATGTATACAACATCACCAGCGTTTGCTGTTTGTGGGCATTGAATCCAACTACGCTTATTAGTTACTATATTTATTTGATAGCCCTGTGTGGGGGTAGGACTACCAGTAAAATGACCAGTTACGGTCACATCACTGGCTGGCATTGTAAAACTGTTATCAATGATTGTTACATCATTGCTAGTAAAATTCTGAAATGTTACACCAGCTGATTCTGCATGATATAGATAAACAGTATCACCAGCATTAGCGTATGTTGTACTAGCATAAACAGTTCCACCAGCATTATCGCTGTATGTGTATATCCTATATTGACCTACTGGCGCATCAGCATATTCATCATAAAACTGATGTGAATAATTACGTCTATCTTCATAATTATGTACTCTAGGATTCTCATAGTAATCACATATAATATCACTACATTCATCTATGTTAGTACTAGATTTAAGTCTTTCATATCTATACGCTGTAGGATTCTCAGTAAATTCTTTTCTAATAAAGAATAACTGAATCTGTAGATTACCTATTGATGGATAAGAACTTCTATGAGAATACCAATAATCATATAATGCTGACTTTCTACTATTGATTGTCCATTGTGCTAAACCATAACCTAATTGGTCATTAACAAATGAAGCTCTAGTAGTTGTAAAGTTATCAACATTATTTGTATAGTCAATAGCTACTTGGTCGTTAAAATGGCTAGGTTGTACGCAAACAGGATAACAATGAGATTCTGCATAAAGGTTTCCCATTAGAGCTGAAGTAAAATAATCATTACCGTTACAAACATATTGCTTCAACCAGTTATATTCATATTGCATTTCAGCTCTAAAAGGTATTGCCATTACACGATTCCCTCAACGATTGCTTTAGCTACATTTCTGTAACCAGTTTTCAGATACAGCTTATAATCGTCTTCATCATCTACAAAACAAACTTCAACGAGAATAGCTGGTGACTTTGTTTTCTTTAAGAAAGCTAAAGTCTTTGACTGTTTAACACCACGGTTTGTGAATCCTAATGCTTTCATTTTATTACAAATTTTAGTTGCTGGTGTTAAGGTTTTAGGATTTGCTAAGTTATAAACCCAAACTTCTGTACCAGTAACTCTGCCATCAGAACCACGTTTAGCTCCAGCGTTAAGATGAATAGATACATCTAAGTCTACCTTATG